AAATGCCTCAATTTTTGTTGCATCGGCTTGAATACCTACATGTATTCGACCCCCATCAGTACCATTTGCGATATGCAGTGAAGTAATATCTGTTCTTCCGAGCACGGAATCTAAAAAGATCTGGAATACATCAGGGGCTCTACTTTGCCCGTGAGAGATAGAGTATTTAGTACTTGTACCGGTAAAATATTTAGTAGTTGTACGACCATCTACATATGTCTTAACAGCTTTTGTGGTGGGTATTGTATTGTCAGTACTTGTAGCTGAGGTAATACCTCCATCATTAGCAAAATCTGTTATAAAATTATCGCTTATGGCCAGTTGATTTGTATTATTAAAACATAATTGAGAGGGCTTAACTACTAAATTTAGACACGTACTATCTAAAGTAATATTACTCGTCGTGGAGACCGGATTACTTCTTTGACCGACTAATCCTGGTCCCAACTCAACATCTAATTGAACTACTCTATCAGGTAAAGCTTTAATAATATATGGAATAGTATTATACTTTTGAATATTTTTATTATCCCCATTAAATGATATGGTATGGGAATGAGAAGCGCTACCACCTGTACTAGCAGTTCTGGAGCATCTTCCAAATACAGTTGTATTATCATTATCTGAATCACCACTTCCATGTAAACCTGAACCTACATCTTCTTTATAATCTACACATTTACAGTTTCGATTAACTTCCATGAAATAATCATTTCTATAACAATGAGAGTGTGCTGGTAATTCTGATTCTAATAGGTTATGACCGTCAGTTGTTGTACATATACGTTGATCATTAGAACCTCCTACTTTTCCTACACTGTTAAAATTACTATCTGATGCACTATAACCGACAGGTACTCTACCTCTTAAATCAGGTAATACAAATTTTGAAGCAGAACTAGCTGCTCCATATATCCCTTTTATTAATTTGCTTAAGTCTGGGTAATCAGCTGTATTTTGCTCTGAACCATCACAAGGTAAAAATTTACCATCTGCTGGTAGAGTATTTGCACCGTAAGACATTATTGCACCTATAGGAAGAACTTTATCTAATACCGTTGTCGGTGCTCTTGGACTAAATTCTGTCGGGGTTACCCACTCTAACTTACCTGCAACTGAATGCTTAAGAAATCTGTCGTTAGTTAAAGTATTTGGAAATTTATATTCAATACCATTTATACCTACATCTTCAGTTGTATTTGTAATACTATTAAATGTATAATCCCCACTATTGTCAATTTTTGCATTATTAACTGAATTATCTGCTAACTCATCATTACTAATAGTACTAGTTATAAGTTTACCACCTTCTATACTTCTATCTTGTAAATTATCATTACTAACACCTTGGCTAGCTATTTGTTTTGCAGCAATGGTACCATTTTGTATTTTGCCTGGACTAATACTTTGTTCTTGAATATTTCTAGTACCTACTGAATTATCAGCTAATTCCTCATTGTTAATTGTTTTGCATTGAAGTATAAGACCTTGTATACTTCTTTGAATCATATTTTCATTAGTAATAGTAGCATTAGCTATTTGCTCATTAGTAATTGTTTTATCTGCAATTTTTCCTTTTGTTATATTTTTATCTAAGATTTTAGGTGTAGTTACAGCGTCGTCAAGTAATTTATTAGTCGGTATGGGGTTTAAATTAAATACACCAGTACTATTTAAAGTGCCGTCACCGCTCATAATAGAGCTATTATATTTACCCTGGTTGTGTATTAATATTGCACCCGGGGCTCTAGTTAAATCATCACCAATAAACTCTATTTTTGTTGATGCTATAGTGTTATTTGCAATCTTATCATTAGTAACTGATTGACTATTCAATTTATCTGTAGTTACTGCAGCATCGTTTATTTTATCTGTAATAATAGAATTATTTTGAATTTTATCTGTATTAACACTATTATCTGCTAACTCTAAATTAGTAATAGTTTTTTCACGTAATATAACACCTTGGATGGTTCTCGGTGTCATGTTTTCATTACCAATACCACATATAGCTATTTGATTACAAGTTATGCTATTATTTTGGATTTTTTCAGGTATAATTGCTTGCTCAGCAATTTTGTCTGTCGTTATACTTAAATCAGTTATTTTATCCGTAGTTACACTATTAACCTGTAAAGAACTATTTTCTATTGAATTGTTGAAAAATATTTGATCAACCGATACCTTATATGTTCCTCCATTACCATAAACTAAAGGGAAGACTGCATCGTTGCAATTATTTTCAAAACTAAACGGAAGTTTAACTAAATCATCTATTGGAATTCCTGTTGCCATTAATAATATTTATGTTAACTCCTCAAATTAGTTATAAATAATAATATGCCTGCAACAAAAAAAACGTTTGATTTGGTTGAACCAATTTTTTATGATCTAGCCAACGAAGATAATAAGTTAGTTTATAACGAATTCAACACGGCTCAAGGGATGGACCTTGTAAGTTATAGTATATTTAAAAATATAAATGATAAAAAAATTAAAAATAATACTGTTAATATTTTAACTGAAGAAAAAAACTTAAATGAAGTAATAAATTTTGATTCTGATAACAATTTAACAAAAATAGATTTGAACAGTTATTTGTTTTTGGACGGTAAAAATATTAATCCGTCGTCAAGAGCTGTAACTACTACACAAAACTCTTCTGCAGCGGGTACACCAACTTCTCTTAGTAATTATACTAGCGGTATTGGTCAAAATTTTAATATTGATTTTGTAGATGATTCATATGTTCAAATTAGTTTTTTCGATGGTATATATAATAAACTTTTAAATGTTGAAAATGATATAAATAGTGGTAATCATAGACAACTATCTTTTGAAACTATTTCCCCAGGAACTTCGGCGCAGGCATTTAGTGGTTATAAATTTTTATATAACTATGATGACCAAAATAATTTTTTAACTTTATATCAATTTGTACATATGTCAAATGGTAGACAATTTCACGTAATTTCTGGCCTATCAGCAACTAGTGGTCCAGTGTTAACAGCTCAACCACCTACTCGTTATAATTTAGATAAAGGTGTAATAAAATTAAGTAGCGGTCTAAATAAGGTCTCTAGAAATAATTTAAATAATTTTAATTTCTATGAAGTATTGAGTGGGGATTACAATATAAGTAATACAAGTGTATCTGGTATTAAGAGCAATTTACTTACATATTACCCGTATGAAGCTACTACCCTTTCAGGTAGTAGGGTTACTGGTAGAAAGCTATTTAACGTGCTTAATTATTTCGATTTAAAAAATCATATATCAAATAATAATTATGTAAATTCTACTTTACCTTTTGATATACCTACTAAACAAAGAAATTACAATACCATTTTAAACGAAAATAATACTTCAGAAAGCAAAGAAAATTTACTTTTTAATTATAATTTTTATACTAAGGAATATCTTTTTTCACCAGACAAAATTACTAAGTTTAAATTACCTGGGTCTTTATACCCATACAATAGAATTAATATTGAAGATACTAACTTAGCTAACAATGGATCATATGCATCTTTATCACCATATTTTAGTGATAAAATTTATAAGGAAATGGATTCAAATAGGAATACAACCTCGTCTTTAGAACTTGAAGATATAATGGTTGATCAAAATAGTTTTCCTATTACATTGCAAAATGATGATAATTTATTGAAATTGCAATCTACATTTATTAAACCTAATAATAATGCTTCCTTTGTATGTGCGTGGTTAAGTGGTGGTATTGGTAATAAAGGTAGATGGTTTGATAGATATTATTTTTCAACCCCTAATGAGTATACGGAGCATAAATTAGGTACTCCAAATGAAATTTTTAATAATCTTAGAGATGCTAATAATTATTTTATAAAAAATGGTATAGTAAATACATTTTTTGATGTAGAAAGTAATTTAGTTTTTACTCCTGAAAATACTTTATTTTATCAAAGAATAGGTAATAATTATATACAAAATACTATTAATAATTTTGATAACCATTTGATAAAATCAACTTTAACTAATAAATTTTCTGGTGAAGAAATAGATGGTTTAAATAAATTAGTATTTGATGAATATTGTTACGATGATATAAAAATAGATGAAAATTTAGATTCTAATATTTTTAATATAACTTTTGATTTAAAATTAGACAGCCCGACTTCGTTGGATAGCTACCAAATAATTGGTAATAAATACGAAGACGGGTTTTCATTAAGAAATAATTTTTACTTTACTCCGTTTTTTATAATGCATGAAGATAATAAAATTTATGCATATGATTCAAATTTTAATTTAATACAAGAAAATATATACCCTACTATTAATAGAATTAAAGACGTTCTATACTTAGAACAACAAAGTAATTTTGTATTGGTTACTGAAGATAGTATTGTCAAAACTTCTGTCACCGGTGAAATATTAGACGAAAATAAAGTGACGGATCCCGACATTTTAACTGATGTCGGTAATATATTAAGTGGTTATCAGTCAAGATATTTTTATGATTATAATAAAGTAGTCTTTAATCTAAGTGCTAATAATTATTTTGATCCTGCAAAAGGTAATACACCTGTTATATTGGATATGAATACCTTGGCTGTTAGTGCTTTTGGTGATTCTGAGTTAAAAGCTCCTGCTTTAAGTTCATTTAAAAATATATTAAAACCGAAAGATAAAGGTTTTGTCGGGGTTAATGGTATAAACCCTGTTTTATTAGATGGAAGTATAGTAGCTTCTATCAGTACTCAATTTGCTGATACCGGTAATGATCTTATCATATTCACGAATATAGATGATAATACTGAAACGTATAATCCTATTAGAGCTTTTAGTGGTAAAATATATTCTATTGCAGCGTATGATAAAAAATTATATATCCAAAGTTTTTCTCATACTAATGAAGGTAAAATTAGCGTATATTCTTCAGAACGAGAATTACTTACATCGTTTAGTCTATCAGCCGAATCTGTATCTGGTCAATATTTAGATTTTATTGAAGATGAAAGAGAAGTAAAACTATTATCTGTATCGAGAAAAAATGATAAAAAATTAGTTATTGATAAAATAAGTCTTGATAATTATTCTAAAGAAACATATTTTTTAAATATATCAGGAGCTGATACACCACTAACTAATAATAAATTTATAAGTCCGGTTAATTTTCAATATGTACATAACAAATATAAAGACGTTCAAAATAAATTATGTTTCCAATTTTGTATTGATAATTTTCTAAAAAGTTTGTTAATAGACCCTGAATGGCAAGAAAATAATCCGGATAGTTGGAACGACCCCGGTAGTAATAACCCGATTTACGCTCCGTGGGATTCTCAAATAGTAGATGTTGAGGCAGAAAGTGTCGAAGAAACAATATTTCCTTTACCTTATATAAATTTAGATAATACTATTAGTATAGATTTTAATATACCTGCTGGTATAATAAATTTATATTTAAATGGTGAAATGGTTAAAAAGTTTACTTTTGATAGTAACATAATTCCTAATACTCGAATATTATTTCCAAATATTTTTATTAATATACCTAACTTATTTAGAGATACAATATCAAAGTTTATAGAATCAAACCAATTTTACGGTAAAGGTGGTAGTATAACAAACTTAAAAGTTTATAACACACTTGCTAACTCACCATTGGCTCAATACTTATACTTAAAAGATAAAAAAATTGACTCTTTAAACTTAGACGTACCTTGTGGTACGAGAAATAATATCGAAGAAGTAGATAATTTATATAGCTATATACTTCCTGGTAGAAAAAATAATACTATTAGGGTATATATTAAAAATGCTTACATGAATAGTTTAACTCGAGAAACAGTTGAAAAATATTTAAAAGAAGCGCTTCCTACGCAACTCCCATCAAACGTGGATTTTGTAGATTTCAACTTTGATATAAATATATAAGATGTCTTACCATTCAAATAATTATAATAACCCAACCACCCCTGGTACAACAACAAGTACTTCGATTGAAAGTAATACAAATAATAACCAATCAAGTGGTCCTGCAGTATCAAATATAATAACTAAAATGGGTTATTCATTAAATGACTTTAAATTATCCGGTGTAGAGTATACAGGTTATTTTAATATTAGAGATAATGGTTCAGTATATACCGGAAAGTTTGATACAGATGAAATTTTAACCCCTTATGATAACGTAAGAGGTGAAATTTATCTTAACAATAATTTATATTTTGATAGAACATTGGGTGATGATCTCGTATTACCGTATACAGACAATGAAATACAATTTGCTCCTAATGAATTAATAAATAGAAATTCTTTAAATTCGAAGATTGAACATCTATACGATAACTTTTTAGAATTATATAGATTTTCAGTATTATCCTTACCTAAATTACCTCTAAATCAAACTTATTATGCTGCAGCTTCTACTAACCCGACTGTAAGTGCTACGGACAGCTCACAGGTAGTATGGTTACAGAATACCATTACTGAAAAGTATGTATCAACTGATTTACGACCCTTTACTGATTATAATCATGCATTTACAGGTCAAAATGAATCACTAAATATATTTTATAATAATCTTTCAGCATCAGCTACTTTATTTGCTAGTGTTTCAAATGTTATATTTACCTATGACATAGATAGAAATAAAGTAAATACTCCTCATACTAGTTTCAATTTTGTATTCAGCGCTACTAATTTTGGTAATTTTAATGAATTAACTTTTGACCATATTAACAATACAACAGATGACGGTGATAAAATATTATTTGTGGCAGATGATGTAAAAAATACTATATATAAATTTGATGTTAGTAGTATTGTAGGTAGTGATAGGACCGGGGAGAAGGTATTTAAGTTATTGGACAGTATGGGAGGGACTGCATTAACTGGTAAAGATTATAACTATAGTTTCAATAATTTAGACGACATAGAGTTTGTTAATAATTATCTATATACATACGATAGCGGGTTTAAAGAATTTAAAATGTTTACTAAAGAGTTTGTATTTAAAAACAGATATAGAAATGAGAGTTATTTTAAAAATAACCCAGTTATTCAATATAAAATTAACCCGTTTAATAGAAAACTGTATATATTAAGTGAAAATTTTAAAATTTTAGTTTTAGATTCAATAACATTTGAAGTTATAGCAAATTATACAGTAAAACCAAGTAGAATGACTAATCTATTTGCAAAAGGAATCTTTTTCTCGAAAAATGATAGTAACATATATTATATGCTTACTACTAACGGTGTATATAAAGGATTTGTAAGTAGGATGAAAGATGGTGAAGCATCTTTAATAGCTAGATTAGTTATACAACCTGATTTAGCTTTTGTATTACACTGGGAAGAATATGTATTAGATGCTGGTGAAGAAGACCATTGGGAGAATAAAATTAACGAATGGCAGGTAAATCCTACTATTCAACCGGTTGCTGCGGTTAACTTAGGTATGGAAGGTAATTCCGAAAAACTATGGTTTATTACTGATAAAGTTTTTCTTGAGTTAACTGAAAATTCTGGTTATGTAAATTTAACTAATTCTACAATCCCATATTTTACTAGAAATCAAATCACAATTGATGATGATTATTTTAATGCTTTTTCGTTAAATCGTAGTTTTTATAATATATTATATAATTGTAATTTACTTTCAAAAAATATTAATAAATTTTTAACTACAAAATATGTAAAACAAGAACTATTATTTAACTCTTTTTCTAATATCTTACCTGCTGTAGCTGAAAGTACTAAGTTATTAGATCAAAATGAAATTTTTATTGGTAATAATGAAACTATTAATATTGACGTTTTTAATAGAACAATAGGTAAAATATACGATTATCAAAAATTACTTTTAAGTGCTTACGCTGTGGAAAGATTTGGTACTAGAATACCACCTTTATCTACCGTACCTTTACAATAAATAATAGTATGGCTACTTTAGAAAATAATACCATAGCAGCAACTTATGAAAGTTTATTAAAAACTTGCGACAATTGTGCTTTACCAGCTGATGGTTCATTAATGAGAATAACTGATGGGTCAGGTATTGCTTCATCGTTGAGTTTAGGTAAAGATGCTAGCGGTGCTAAAATATGTGGACCTGCACAAGTTACAGGTAACTTAACTGTTGATCAAACGTTTGCTGCTGATATATTACTTGCAACTACATGTATTGAGACCGGAGGTAATTTATTTGCAGCCCATTCAGGTGCTACTTGTAGAGTAGTGGTAGGTGGAGATGAATTAAGCGATTCTAGTGCTAATGCAAAATTAACAGTTATCGGAAATCTTTCAGCAACTAATTGTTTGTACGCTAAACATATAGTAGATTGTAGTCAAACAATAGGCACCAATGGTCAGGTTTTAAAAACCTTAGGTGCCACTGATCCGGGTACGAATCGACCAGCTCTTCAATGGACCACTCTTGTAGGTGAAGGTTGTGTAGGGGATACTATCAGTAACGATGGTGGTACTAATGGTTGTATTGTAAAGTTTAACGGAGCATGTGGTATATCAAATTCAATTATACGAGAAACTTCAAGTAAAATAGGTATCGATAAAGCACCTAGTGAAGTATTAGACGTTAATGGTAACGTTGCAGGTACAAGTTTCAAAGGTAATTTATGCGGTAATATATGCGGCGCTCGATCAACTGATAATGACCTTACTGTAGGAGGTGCATTACAATCAACTAATCAAATTAAAGCTTGTGCTGGTATAAGGATAACCGGGGCGTCGCAAATAAATGGAGGCACTACTTTTAATGCAAATGCTAGATTTAATAACGGTATCCTAGACTGTGCCGGTTGTGCCACTCAGAACTATATTTTATGTTCAACCGGTACTAAGGTTAAATGGATTGATCCTTCTGGACTTAGTTCTGCCTCTGCAGACGAAGCCACTAAATTAGCGACTCCAAGAAATATAGACTTAAATGGTCAGGTAGCTGCTACTGCTCAACCTTTCGATGGTTCTGCAAATATAACTATAGAGGTTACTGAACTTAAAGCTGCAGGGTTAACAGGTACCATTGCTGCAGCTAGATTACCTAATCTTAATGCATGTTGTTTACAAAGTCATCAACTTACATGTAGTACTAAAAGATTCGGCGCTGTGGTGCATACAGAAGATGCTGGTGAAATGCACATTGGAAGTGAAATAGAGTTTCACACTGCTACCGGGAGTGCTACTACAGCTTGTATTATCACCGATGGTACTAATATGAGTTTCGGTGGAGATAGCAATTATATATTCAACGGAAAAGTATGTGCAACTGGGGATATTATAGCATTTTCATCGTCCGATAAGAATTTAAAAGATAATATAATTAAAATATGCGATACAGAGAATATCATTAATAAAGTTAGTGGTTATTCTTTTGATTGGAATAAAAAATCTGATAGAGAAGGTAGCCAATTAGGTTTGATTGCTCAAGAGGTTGAAGAGGTCTTACCAACAGCAGTATGTACAAGAGAAGATGGTACTAAAGCTTTAGATTATGTTCAATTGATACCGGTTTTAATCGAAGAAGTAAAAAGGCTTAATAAATTAATAAACGATAAATCTTGATCCTGTATAATCAATAGGTGCCCCGGCCGAAGAATCGTTAGCTTGTATATCGGTAGCAGATAAAACATTTACCATATCTCCTAATTCAGAACTTTGTAAGAATAGCCTTTCGTCTTCTGGTATCTCTATAATATCTTGCTGACTTGAATCATACCTAGTTAATAACTGAGGTGTTAAAGCTAAGTTATATAAATTGTTATCTTTATCTACATATGTTGTAAGTTTTTTGATATCTTCTACTACAAATAATTGATTCTCTAAATTCTTCATTTGTAAATCAATTAAATTTGCTTTACTACAAAAAGCACATAATTGGCAAAAACTAGTTAACCCATTTTGAAACTCAAAATAAACTAACCCTTGCAATACATCAGCTGATGTAGTAATTGAATAGGTGTGTTCAATTGTTTTAGGAGGTTCAATCTTTAAAGTCTCTGAATTATATATACTTTCATAGTATTCATCGGTTCCATCCCCCCATTGGGCTCTTGTTTTATAAATATAATAAACCTCACCTGCGGATGTTTCAGTATGTATATTAGATAAATCTAAAATAATTTTTTGCTCACCTTTTACAGTAAATTTATTTTCTACATATGTATCCCCTGTAACAGTTATTATAGGAGCCACATTACTTAAAATAATTGTCTTAGTGTCGTAGTTCATTATAGTAATATTACTCCTTGATAAAAGTCTTGGTATGAAGAAATTGTAGATGTATAATTATTTTTCAATTCAGTGGATCTATAAAAATTACTTGTTTTAAAATAATTACTAGGTGTGTATATATCATTTTCTTCAAAAGTAACTTTATTTTTCATTATTTTAAATGATAAACTATGTATAAAAATATTATCATTTAAATCATTATATTGAGTAACTAAATTAAACATACTTAATTTTGTATTGTATGAAAGTGAAACATTTATTATTCTTTGCGGTATTCTATCTAAATTTAAATTGAAATTATCATAAAAAAAGTCTGTAGGTGTATTTTTTATATTCAACAGTTCAATAACTTCTTTAGTAGCAGTGTTATATCCGAAAATTTCATAATTAAAAATATCATTTCTTTTACTTTCATCTTCAAGTTTTTTAACCCTAGCTTTATATATAACATTTTTAACTATATAGTCATTACTTAAACCGAATAATAATTGTTTACCTTCAAGTTGGGAATTATCTAAAATAAGCGAACCTGTATTACCTCTTTTATATATACCATCCTCATAATTTAAATTATCAATAATATAATAACTTTTTGTCTTAATAGAAAATATGTCTTTATAAATTTTAATATCTTCAATTTTACCTTGCAATTCATTATATAAGATAGGAAATTCTTTATATTCGCTAAAAGCATTTGAAAGTTCAGTGCTAAGTGGTAAAAAGGTACTGTTAAATTTGTTAATAACAAAAGTATTTTTAATTTTTTCTTCTCTTTCTATAATTTTAGGAAATTTTAAATTTTTATTTCTGTATAATAAATTTTCTTTAGCAGAAACAGTTTCTGAATTATTGAAACCACCGGAATTTAAAGTTGAATCTACTCTAATGTTATTAACGATACTTGAGTCTTTTAAAAATTCAACAAAACCGTTACCGTATATGTCATAATTGATATTAGTAATTAAACCGTAATTAATTAAGTTACTTATTTCTCTATCAAATCTACTAGAAAAATTAATACTATTGTTTAATCTTTTCTGTTCTAAGGAGTCATACGCATAAAAATTTTGATTATAATTACTACTTTTAACATTACGTCTACCGTAAGATGAAGAAATATTTTTAAATTCTGATTTTTTAGAACTAAATTTTAATGGTGATTTAATAGGGTTTTTACTCAGACCAGCAACATTACCTTGTATATCAGGGTTCGGAAACGTATAAATTTTATTTTTTTCTAAATTTTCATCTATGTAATAATCGTATTTACCGGTAAGTTTAAGTATACTTTGTTTATTAGGTAGAAAAAATCCTCCGATTTCCTTTTCAAATGTACTTGATGTAACTGGTATCGTATTAGTAGTTGCATTATTAACGTTAAAAAAGTTAAATACATTTTGTTTCGCGTCTACTAAAACTCCAGATAATCTTTCAGTTTCATTTGCTGATAAGTAATAAACATCTGTACCTATTAAATTTTCGATTAACTGATTATTAAACAATATATTAAGTTCACTAGGTTCTAATTTATCATAATTAATATAATCATAATCATTTAACAAATCAGCACTTACAGTATCAAAAGTTACTGCAGGGCTGTTGTCACCAAGTTCTTCTAAAGTAATATTTTTTTCATTAATTAAATTTAATAATGCTTGATTTAAATTCAGGAAATTATCAGCACTAATTGGGTTAGTACTGGCTGTATTTAAAATTTCATCAGATAAAATTAATTGTTGATTTAAAGTGTTAGACATTTTTAATAGGTGCTATTGTTATTAATATTATTTAACGGGTCATAATGAGTATAGCCTTTATTAGATAATTCTAAATGTTTATCGTAATCTTTTACCAAAATCCTAATACCACTACTATCATACATGTAATGAGCATTAAAATTATCTTCGGTATAAGAATCTAAAAATACGGTATTTTTAAATAAATTATTTGAAATTATTTCATCAACAGGTCCATCGTCAGAATAAAATTCTCGATAAGATGATAAATTATTTAAAACTGTATTACCATTATCGAAATCTATAAATTTTTGTATATTGTCACCTTGATATGTAGGTACATACTCATAAAAATCATAAAAATTACTAATATTACCAATATAATTTTTATCGAAATTAACAGTTTGCTTTAATAGTCTACTATAATTATCTTGTAAACTTAAATTTAAACCAAATAAATCATCATTTCGTGTATTATCTGTACTATTTTCAATAATTAATGTATCTACTGATCCTAAACCTTTCGGAAGAACAAGTTTCCATCCCCACGTATTGTTATAATCAGATAAAGCGTATGTTTGGGTATTTCTATCTAAATATCTAAATTCTTTCGCACTTAGTATGTTTGTGTCTAATAAAGAATAAGTTTCACTAAATTTTTCATAAGCTACTATTTTTTTTGAATTACTACCAGTGCTTAATATGGTTTCAGTAAATGGCAAATAATCGCCTTTATTTTTACCTAAAGTTTTACTTATAAATAAACCTTTATCATCATAGTCAAAGTTAAAATAATTTATACTACCTTTTAATAAACTTAAGTTAATCGAAAACATATCAACTAATCTTTGAATACTAGCAGGAAAAGCTACACTGTTAATACTTATATTAGAATTGATAAGGTTCTGCATTGAATAAAAACTTCGTATATTACTTTTATCAATATCAGCTGTATTACTAACAAAATTACTTATTTTTTCGTAAGTTTTAATACCTAAAGTATTTGGGTCAGAATTTTTATCCCCAACTATTTTACCTAAGAAATTATCAAAAAAGTTATCTTTATTTTTTAGCACTTCTTGATATCTAAGACTTTTATAATAATTTTTTTGATCAAAATCTTCGTTTATTTTTCTAATATGATTTTTTCCTTTTTTATTGTATATACTGAATAGATTAGATTCTCCTGTTAATAACCCGACTTTAGTATTACCTGCACATTTTATTTTTATATCATTTATAGGTTCATCAATTGTAAAATAACCTTTAAAATAACCACCGCTATAATTATCGATTGAAGATGCAGGAGTTTCGAAGGTGTTTAGGTTGATATCTAATTTATTATTATTTTTATCAAATATATCTATTTTTAAATTGAAACCACCATTAGATAACGTAAAATTAGGTAAATTTTTAACTGGAAATAGGTCAGATGTTTTTACCCTGCAAATAAAATAAATTTTTTGATCGGTATAATAGAATTTATTTAAGTCGAATAAATTTTCTTCATAACCAATACCATCCATTCCATTAGTTGTTATTACTAATTTTTTCTCTAAAAAGGTTTGATCACCTATAAGGCTTAGAGGTATAGACGCTCCAACAGTATTTAAAATATTAATTTCAGGTAATGGTGTCTCGTAAAATTTTGATTCAGGATCATCCTTAAATCTTAAATCAAAACTAGCATTAATGGTACGTACAGACATACTAATATTTATAACTAATTTTGTATTATAAAGTTACTTTCCAATTGATCAATTATACATTCATGTTTATACTGTAATATATTCTTTCCTCCAAAGTAACCATTGAAAAATGTATAAAAACTAGTAAATCCAAAATTACCATTAATATTAAAAGCTACATCGCCATAATAAAAGTTATATTTACCATCATTTTCAGTATTTATAACTGTTTTACTACCATAATATGTTTCACTAAGACCGGTTAAAATTTGTATATAGGTACTACCACCATTTAATATTGTTATTGGATATTCTTTAGGTACATTTTTTAAAATATAGTTACCATTTGAAGCACCTAAATCTAATGTAGTAATATTATTAAAATAGAACCCATCATTATCGTATAAAAAATAATTTATTGGTGGTAAGCATGAAAAAGTTTTAGGAATATCAATTTTAAAATCATCTTTTGGGTCTTCATAGTAAAAGAATTGACCAACCCCTGATGTACCTACTATTGAAGTAAATAATTTTTCATCTCTCGTTACCAATACTTCAGGTTTTACTATAATTTCATTATCTGCATTTTCATTAATTTTTATACCTGCGTAAATATTAACGTTAGTGGTGGTTACTGAATCTATTATTTTAAATTTGTCCTTTCTATCGCAGAAAAAAGATACTTTTTTCAATTGGAAATCCCTATCATTATTATATTTTTCTACATCATAAAATTCAGTTTCATTACCATCTACGCTTAAATTTACTTTATAATCATTATTTTCTAAAATTTTAGATGAAACTGTAGTATTATACCTTGTAACGAAAAATTCTTGAGCCATTGTTGATATAGGTTGAGAACCACCTGAATAGCCTAAAGGTGTATAATAATTATTACCGTATGTAAGGTAAAGAGTATCTGGTATTATATCATTTACTTTAATTTTTTTAGTAATAGGTGATCTTAATAAAGCACCAGATTTATCTACTACTATAATTTTTATTTCATATTCTCCAGCATTTTTATAAAAATGTTTAGTTGATAAACTTTTTGTTATTGTACCGTCACCAAGATCTATAATGTAATTATTACTACTAGCTATCTGCGTGTCTCCTGTTGAGAAATCTATAAATTTCGGTGTAACAGTTATTTTACCAATACCTCCTGAATATGCAGATAATGTTTCTACATCATTATAATCAGTTACCCGTACATCTACGTTAGTTGTACGCAAATTATTATAATCATTTTTAAAAATATAATCTAAACTAGGCATTTTCTACAATAATTTGATTTTTTATAGTATTGTTATACAAGAATGGGAATTGAAAATATTGTGTTGCAAATTCATTTGAAACTATTTCTATATCAATATCTGGATATACTGGATTAAATTTTAGTAGTGAAATGTTATCAACTTCAGAAACGGTACTACCATTCCGAACCCGTCTAGTTTTTAAATTTACTACACCTTGTAATGACAATATACTACTCTTTAAAGTTAAAATACTAACAGGTTTACCTAAAGTTAAACCTTTAAAATAATTTATAAAAATATTATTGACTTCTTGTATAATATTTTGATCATTTATAAGTGAAGATTCATTTTTTTCTATTACTAAAAATGATTCTTCTATCAAAGTGCTATCTATTTTTTCTAAATTATCTATTTCTAAGCCAATACCAAATGCTTGATATATGGGATCAACTGGTACTAAATCTAACGATATTAACTTCGTATCCTCCATTGAATTGATAATTGTATTTTTTTGAGACGTTGTTAAGTAATTATTTTCAATGTTACCTTGGTCATATTGGTTAAATTTAGGTACTAAAAATATATAAATGTTATTGATTTCTGAACTTGATGAAAATTTTAATTGATTGAGTAAAAATCTTGGGTCATCGTTAGGACGATTAAAACCTAAATTATAAAAATATGTCATATAACCATTAATATAGTTTCTATTATTAACAACGTTAACACCTCTAACTATATTTGAATAACGTTTTTCGATAAAATTGGTAAAATCATTGTTTACTACCAATCTATCTTGCGAAGAAAATATTTTAGGTGAATTTTTTTCTATTTCTTCAACACTTTCTTTATCTTTAAACTGAGTTGATGGTACCTCATTTAAAAAGGCAATTTCAGATACTTGTGTTGGTGTTAAAAAGGTTAAATTAGCATCTTTATATATAAATTCTTGTATTCTTTGAAATAATGCCGATGTATAAAAGTTTATTTCATTACCATCTAATTTTCCTGAAGATACTTCACCTGATTGACCATCACTTTTTAGATAAAAAATATATATTTTATCACCTTCGTTTAATTTATTACCAAAAATACCATCCCCAAATTTTATTTCATAAAATCCATTTTCGTTAATTCTTTTTTCATATACCGGTAGAGCGGTTTCAGCAAATAATGAATTAGTTTCATTAAATTTTGTAAATGCACCGGTATTAATATTTTCAACATATACATCTACTGAGTCATGGTCAACTAAAAAAGATTTATTAGAATTTATATCTTTTATTGATAAAGTAACTGTTTCAAATTCTTCTCCTATTGCGACCTGTTCTGGAAATTCAAAATATCTACCCTGGTATAATAAACTATTTTCTGAAAGGGAAGTTAATTTTTCAACACCATTTGTAGTTTTAGCGAACGAAACATCTTGATTGAATGAATAATAAACACCATCGACAATGAAAAATGAATATCTTGGTATAGTATATAAATTATTTGGTAGGTTAGCTGAACCAGTTGCTTTGAATGCTAAAAGAGACGTTTTAAAACCAGTCGGCTTGTAGTCAATTAATTTAACTATTCTATTCATATTTTCATATAAAGTAGCTTCTGAAAATAAAGACTCAGAAGAAGTTTGATTTAGATAAAATAATAGAGTGTGGTACGAATACGATATTATATCAATGACAGCATTAATATTACTACCTTCAAATAATTGGTCAGTAAACTTACCATCATCAGTTAATCTTTTTAGTATTAAATCTTTTAACGTTGAAGCGTCAAATGATGTGTACGCATTTTTTTGTAAATTGAAATCTGTTTCTATTGCCATAATATTATTTTTCTATATAAAATCCTCCTTCTTTAAATCTACCTTTTATGGTAAATACCTCATTATTGAAAGTAGGTACCTTAAATCTAAGATTTAATGTATATTGATTGTTTTCCGGGTCTGCTAAGACTTCCAAACCTTGAACTAAAATTCTCGGTTCATATTTTTGTAAAGCTTGTACAACCCCTTCACCTATACTTTGACCTCTACCTGTTGTAACCGGTAAAAATAAAAGATTTCCTAGATTAACTCCGAATCTAGGATTTAGTATCTTACTACCAGGGCTTGTGGTTAAAATTGATACAAATGAATTAGCTATAGCATTTAAGTTCGTATCAGTAAATATATCTATTAATTGATATTGCTTTTCAAGTTCGCCATCAACATCCTTACCGAATAGATAACTTAAATTTAGATCTCTAAACAGGTCACCAGGTTGTCTTTCTTCAGTTTTTTTAAGAATATCTAAAGTAATTTTAGCCATTTCTAATATTTAATTTAAAATAGTGTAGATGTAAATAAATAATAATATGAAGCGTAAGTTTTTAAAATTAATTGAGCAAATTACAGATAAAATGAATAGCGGGTTTCAACCTGGAGGGTTAGTTAAATTAGCTAGTGATTATAAATCCAAAGATGGCTATAAAGAACAAAATAGTGAACAGAAAAAATATATTGATGATTATTTTGATACGGATAGCAATTACATTATAACTAATGTAGTTAATAAGTACCCATCGAGACAACCTGGTAATGATGATAATAGACAAAATTTCTTCTATATAACAGTAGCAAGAGAAATAGCACCGGGTTTGCATGATGAAAAGGGTCAAGTAAAGCTTACTAGTGATATGCTGGATACCATTGATTTAGGTATTAATAGACACCCAGTAGACCCTAAAACACGTGGTGATAATAAAGTTCAGATCGATCCAAGAGAAGTTAGCGAAGAAGATGAAATTGAAATAACAAGGATGACCCAACAAGGAGATAGTCTTAAAAAGACGAATCTTACTAATGCAACAAAAAATACAAAGATTCCTTCATCTCCAGCAACACCATCACCCGCAGTTAATGAAAACTATACATCACAGTATATGCCAATAAACGGTTAAATTTATGAAAAATAACGATACAAAATTATTAGAAGAAGCATATACCCAGGTACATGAGGAGAGTTTTGGTGACTTTGCCAAAGGAGCTGCTAAATTAACAGGTCGCACTGCTGGTAAAGTTGGGTTAGCAGCAACCGGCGCTGTGGTAAAAGGTACTGGAATGACTCTAGAAAAATTATTTGATGCTTTAAATTACCTTACAGCTGAACAGCTTAAAGATCTTGGCGACGCTGCAATGAAAAAAGCTGGTAAAATGAAGATTAGTGACGAAGAAATGGGTCAAAAACAAGCCATGGAAAAAATAATTGGTAAACCAATTGCATAGTTGTAAATTAAGCTAGCTCGATATTATCTTGATCTAATTCCTGAGATTGACGATAATCATCAATTCTTTTTTGCTTTTGCCTCTTCCCATACCCTTTGATGGCTCTACCACCTTTTACAGCTAACTTTGTCGCCGGACGTTTAACTTTACCTAATTTACGTAGTTTTAATACTTTAATTACATCTGCGAATGGTAATAAAGAAATAGCAGATATACCAGCATTAATAGCATGTTCCTTTGCCTTATCACCTTCTAGTCGCGCTAAAGATAACCCTGTTCTTAAAGTAGATATCACAACATTTATTGCATCTGCTATACTTCCAAATGTAGGTTCGAAACCAGCTATATCTAAAGCTATTTGAAGTTTATCGATAGCTTTATTTTTTTCTTCTTCTTTTTCCTGTTCTTCAGTTAAAACTACATTATATTGTTCAGCAATTAGATATAGATCATCTTTCATTTAACTATTTAATCAAGTTTTTCTAAATTAACCCAGCAGGCAAAAGCATTAATTTCCTTATCCAAGACAAATACGTCTTTATACATATGATCTGAAATAGTTACTATATATTGACGTTTTTTATTATCGTCTATACTACAAGTGTATACATAATTTAAGTACTGTTTCATTAAATTATGGTAATCCCCTTGAAACTCATTTTCGTTTTCAATTAGATACTTTCTTAGCTTTAGAGAATCTTTAGATGTCATATGCTTATGGATAACATTAACTATCTCTTTACTATCAACGCTATGGTCTACTGTAAAAATATTACCTATAGTAGCTTTTTGAATACTATTTAATACCTTACGGATATCCGGGTAACTTTGCTTAATTACATTAACAAAATTAGATTTCTGATCAGTTTCTATTTTTATACCTTCTTGCTTTACAATATCGACTACTCTTTTAACTACATCATCAAACGGAGGAGTTAAATCAAAAAATTGAGTTCTACTTTGAATAGCAGGTATAATTTTATGTTTATAATTAGCTGTAAGTATAAAACGAGTCATACTACTATATTCCTCCATTGTATTACGTAGTGCGCGTTGCCCGTCAATGGTGATACCGTCGGCTTCATCAAGTATGACTACTTTATGTTTACCATTGAGAGACTTAGTCTGACTAAAGCCAACTACCTTAGAGCGTATTGTATCGATACCATTCTCATCTGAGGCATTAATATAAAGGTATTGGCATTCTAATATATCATTTACCAATATCCTAGCTAATGTAGTCTTACCTAACCCAGGTGTACCGACGAAAAGCAGATTTGGTATTTCCTCGGTAATAGATTCGAAATACTTTCTATTACTATCAGATAATACCAAATCTGTTAACGTTTTAGGTCTATACTTTTCTACGTATAAGTTATTAAACATTATTTTTTTCTTTTTGATGGCTTTGTAACAGTTACTGTTACCGTCTTTCTCACCTTCGCATTACCGACTTTTCTTTCGGTTATCTTTTGTCTTGTTACTTTTCCCATAATTAAATATCTGTATAATATCGACTAGTT